TAGCTAAGTGGGTACTTGGAGAGGATTGTGGGTGTAAAGAGCGTAAGGAAAAATTAAATAAACTATTCCCCTATAAAAAGCCAGAGTGTTTAACACAAAGCGAATATGAATACTTAGATAAATATTTCAGTGAATCAAAATCTACTGTACATCCTAAAACACAGGAAAAATTATTAAAAATAGGCAATAGAATATTTCATCAAAAAATGTCAATGACAAGTTGTACGTCTTGTTTTAAGAAAAACTTACACGACCAATTATACACTGTATATAAAGAATATAACAATGACTGAAACCAAAGGATTAATTAGAAATCGAAAACGTGTAAAACAAGTCATTGATTTTACTGGAATACAAAATGGTAAGTTGCATCCCTCTGATATTGATGCTGTTTTAGAGTTCGATAATGAGGTTCTTATTCTTATAGAAGTTAAATATAAATTTAACAAGATACCAACAGGTCAAAGATTACTACTTGAAAGGATTTGTGATTCTTGGCACACTAATAAATCAGCAGTGCTTAAAGTAGAGCATGACTTTGATAATGATGATGTAAATATACCATTAGAAAAATGTAAAGTATCTGGTATATATTATGATAAACGTTGGACTTACTACAAAGAACCAAAAGAATTTAAGAAGTATATAAATCAAATGGGTGAAAAATGGGATTGCAAAAAGTGTAAATTCTAAGGTACACAATAAGTTATAATTGTTATTTATATATGCCATTACTAAAACCTAAAAAGTACGAACAGAAAGCTAGTTTCATGGCAAGGTTCATGAACAATGCTAAAATGATTCTTGAATACCCAGATACTAAACAACGCTATGCAGTAGGTATGGATGTTTGGAAAAAGAATTTCATGTAATACTTGTTTATATCAGTTCTTTTATTAACTTTGTGTTGAAAACAAAGAGATATGAGAACATTAATCTACACATTATTTTTATGTACACTTTTAAGTTGCAGTGATAATTGCGACTTGAGTCATTACCCTTCAGCACCTTATAACGAACCTTATCATGTAGAGTACGAAAACACTTCGGTTAAGTATATTTACTTATGCAGAGACGGTTATAATAATGAAGTTGTAACATATTATATGGATGGTGGATGTTGGGAATCTTATACCTCTTATCAATATAATTTAAACTGTAATTAATATGAAAGAACCAATTATCACACTAGACAATGAGATACATGATAGACATGAGCTCACACAAAAAGCAATAGAAGATAGTTTTTATTATGGCTACTTAGCAAAAGCTTGTTTATCAAGTAGTGCAATAAGTCAACTACTTAAATCGCCATTAGAATATTTAAACAACATAAACTTACCTACTGAATCTGATGCACTTGCACAAGGTTATTTATTCCACGCAAGTATATTAGAAGAGGATAAATTTAATGAGTGTTTGTTTTTAGATGTAAAGACAAAGGCAAATAAAGAATATAAATTAGCTAAAGCTGAAAGGTGGGATGTCTTTACTGTTAAAGACAGAGACAAAGCATTAAGATTAAGAGATAGATTTTATAATTGTAAACCTGCAAGTGAGCTTATAGAGAACAGTAAGTTTGAAGTGCCTATGGTAAACAATTTAATGGATTATCCATTTAGAGGTAAAGCAGATGTTTTAGGAGAACATTTGATAGATTTAAAGACAACTCAGATTTGTTCGGCATTTAGATATAGTGCCAATAAATATAATTATGATAGTCAGTGTTACATTTATTGTAATCTGTTTGGCAAAAGCTACAAAGATTTTAAGTATATTGTAATAGATAAATCACCAACAAATGAAATAGGTATTTTTAATGTCAGCGAAAATTTCTATTTTAGTGGTGAGCAAAAAGTTGAGTATGCAATTAAAGTATATGAAAACTATATTAAGAATGAATTTGATTTAGAAAACTACTTAGTAGAAGACACTTTGTAAATGGAAGAACAGTATTTAGATTATTTAGATTGTTATGAAGACACTCTACTTTGTCTAAAAAAAAGAGTAATAACAGAAAAAGAAATACCATTATTAATCGAACAGTATGAGAATGAAGAGCACTATGAATGTTGTGGTGCAATATTACACGCTTTAGAGGATTACAAGATTCAACAAAATTATTTATAAGAATGATAACACAAAAAGAAATAGCAGACGAACTAAGTAGAATATCTAAGGTAGATGTATTTAGAATAACAAGAAGGAGAGAAAATGTTGAAGTAAGGTCTTTATTGAATCATGTACTATACAACTATAAAAAAATGCCATTAAGCAAGATAACTAAGTTTTATAATAATAATGGTTGGAATATAAATCATGCAACTATTATACATTCTCTTAGAACATTTGATTTGCATAAAAAGTATAATCCTAGTTTATTAATTTGGTTAGAACACATAGTTGACAATATAAATAAAATGGATAACTTTATTAAAAGAGAATATATTAGAGCTAAAATAAACAACTTAGATAATAAAGACATTGATGAATTAACAATGGTTATTAGTAATATGCCAGAGAGAGAACTACAATTAAAAAAAAAGAAATACATTACAAGGAAATATGAAAAACAATTATAGAAAGCAATTACAAAAGGAAGCACCAAACCTTTACAAGAGTTATGAGGCAATAGTTGAAGAGCAGTTTGAATTGTTTGCCAAGAAGCAATTAGATTATGGAATTAGTAATATAAGCACTGGTGCAAACCTAGAAACAAAAGAAGGCAAAGACTTTGCTTTAAATGGTTTATGGTTTAGAATGAATGATAAAATAAGCAGATGGAAAAATCTAATAATTAAGAATCGTAAAGGCAATAACGAAACTTTGTTAGATACATATCAGGACTTAGGCAATTACTCTATTATATGCCAACTAATTAATAAAGGTTTATGGAAGGAGTAGATAATGAAAACAAAAAGAAAAAAGACGGAAGAGCAAACAACGGTGCTTTAAAAGGTGTTTACAGAGGTCAAGGACGACCACCAAAGGCAAGAGAAAAGAAGCTAGGTAACTATGCTTTAGGTGCTATGAAAAAAGTGTTTGGTAGTGAAGAGAAAGCTTGGCTTGAACTAGCTAAGCAATCTAAAGATAGCTTTCCACACATGAGATTACTTTGGGAATATAAGTATGGCAAACCAAAAGAATTAAAAGAACTTAATGTTAAAACAGAAGTTAACATACCAATCATTAACTTTGCTGATAAAGAAAAAACTATTGACATTGAATCAGAAGATGTAAAAGATGAGGACAGTAAATCTAATTAGTGGTGGCAAAACATCTGCATATATTTCTGCTAATTATGAATCAGATTATAATGTTTTTGCTTTAGTTAGGATAGAGGATAATAAATCTAAATTTAAAGATGAAAAAGTAAGAAGAGAAATAGAAGACAGAATACAAATGCCTTTTATTGCAACTGCTGAAGATGACACCATAATTTATACTATATTAGATTTAGAACAATTTATTGGTAAAAAAATTGATTGGGTAAGTGGCAAAACATTTGATAAAGTATTAGATACTGCTGGCACATTACCTGACCCACTTAGAAGATATTGCACAACACAAATGAAATTAGAACCTATATTTGAATGGTGGAGAAAAAAGATTAAAGAACCTGCTGAATTTAGATTAGGGTTTAGAGCAAATGAACAAGCTAGAGCTAAAAGAACACTAGAAAAAACAAATGAAAATGGTTGTTTAGAAATGAAAGCAATAGTTGGTAAAAGAAAAACTAGAAACAAATGGGGGATAATTGAATGGCAAAAGCCAGTTTTCCCTTTGATAAAAGACAATATATATAAAGATTTTATTGAGCAATATTGGAAAAATAAACCTGTTAGATTTGCTTGGATGAATAATTGTGTTGGTTGTTTTCATAAACATCCATTACTTATAAAGAAAATGCACAATAAACATCCTGATAAAATAGAATGGTTTGCCTCTAAAGAAAAAATAAAACATAAAAAAGACGTTTGGTATAAAGCAAAAAACTTATCTTTCAACCAAATAATAAAATGGAATAATCAAACAGAATTATTTGATGATGATTTTAATGAATGTGACTCTGGTTATTGTGGAATATGAAAAAACTAAATCTTAATCCTAAATATCAAACTCTATTTAATTCTAAAAGTCGTTACTTTGTAATAACTGGTGGAAGGGGAAGCGGTAAATCATTTGCCACAAACACATTCTTGGTGTTACTTACATACGAAAAAGGACATAGAATATTATTTACTCGTTATACAATGACTTCAGCGGGTATGTCTATTATCCCTGAGTTTATAGAGAAGCTTGAATTGATGGGAATACTTGACCAGTTCACTGTAACTAAAACAGAAATCATTAATAATTTAACAGGCAGTTCAATATACTTTAGTGGTATTAGAACATCGAGTGGAGACCAAACCGCAAAGCTTAAATCTATTCAAGGTGTAAGTTCATTTGTATTAGATGAAGCAGAAGAGTTAACAGACGAAGAGAGTTTTGATAAGATTGATTTTAGTATTAGAGCAAAGAATGTAAAGAATAGATGTATATTAATTCTAAACCCTACCACAAAAGAGAACTGGATATACCAAAGGTTCTTTCAAAATAGAGGAGTTCCTGATGGATTTAATGGCACAAAAGAAAACATTACTTACATTCACACCACTTACTTAGATAATCTTGACCACTTGTCAGAATCCTTTGTGAATCAAATAGAGGATATGAAAGTGAGAAGACCTCTTAAATATAAGCATCAAATAATGGGTGGTTGGTTACAAAGAGCAGAAGGAGTTATCTTTACTCATTGGAATATAGATAAATTCAATACGGAAATAGATTCAATATTCGGTTTAGACTTTGGATTCTCTGTTGACCCCTCAGCTTTAATAGAAGGTGCTATTGACAAAACTAGAAAAATTATTTGGTTTAAAGAACATTTATATAAAAAAGGTTTGACTACCTCACAGATTTATGATGGTTGTATTAGAAAGGCAGGTAAGAATTTAATTGTGGCTGATAATAGTGAGCCTAGATTAATCAATGAGTTAAAAACAAAAGGATTAAACATTGTGCCTACAATAAAAAAGAAAGGTAGCATCTTGTCAGGAATTGCATTAATGCAAGATTATCAAATTGTAATTGATGGCAATTCAATAAATCTAATTCGTGAATTTAATAATTATTCTTGGAAGCTTACAGGTTCTATTCCTCAGGATAATTTTAATCATGGAATAGACTCCTGTCGTTATCTGGTTCAGTACCTACTTACTAGGTCTGTACCTCATGGCAATTACTTTATTAGGTAAATTGTTACATTTGTAACAAAAAATATTTAATTTGTTATATTTCTACATTTATTTGTCAGTTGGAGAATTAATTACTATATTGAACACAGTTCATTGAAATATTGTTTAACCCATAAAATTGAAAACATGGAAAAATTAAAACTAGAGAAAGTTAACTCTAAAAAACAACTAGAAGCTCAAGGTTATTTTAAAATAGATTTAAACAAAGGAGTTTGGGATTTTTGTTGGGGGAAGTATGTTATAACTAGCACCAGACAAAACGAAAGTTCAGTTCTTTATTTTGGTGGTGACATTTTATCACAAACACCTGTTGAGTCAATAAAAGAAGCTTTGTACCTGTACAATACTTATCATTACAGTTGTCCAGAACACTACTTATAAGGAGTAGGGGAGGGTAAAACCTCCCTTTTTAAAAAAAGATTTGGTCAGTTGGAAATAATTAACTAAGTTTGTGTATAACTAATAAAGAAAACAATGAAAGAAAACAAAAAGATTATCCCAAAACATTTTAAGCTTAACAACGATTGGATTCAGAAATCTAATCAGAATCTAGTAATGGATTTATTAAGAAAACAATTTAAAACAAATAAATAATTATGAGTAAAGTAAACGCATTCGAGAACGAGATATTTGACCACTACAGAAAAAGAGTAAATCAAATAGAAAAATCAATTAACCTATTAAGAAGTCATGGCTACACTGTTGTAGATTTAGAAGGCAAAATAATAGAAGAAGAAGTTAAACAATAATGGAAGACATAATAATCGATTTAGAAAAAGAAATAAAAGAGATGCAATACGACATTCAGTGGCAAAACCATTACATGAGGTTCTTAGAAGACAAGAACGATGAATTGCATAACCAAGCTACTGTTTATGCTAACTACATTATGAATTCAAACAAAACTTATTAGATATGGAAAAAGCATTAATAAATAATAGATATTGGAAAAAACAAATAAACAATATCATAAATAAAATTAAAGAATATAACAAGTTTTTAATTTCTACACCACAAAGCCAAAGAGAAAGAGAAATAGATTCTGATGTAAAAATTGAAATTAGCTCTAATTACAGAATAGAAGTAAATGGAGACAAGGAAGCCCATAATGATATGTTAGCGAGCTTAGAAATATATTCATGGACAATCACACCAGAAGAACTAGAAGTGCTCGTAGAAGCTCTTAAATGCGTTTATTCAAATCATCCTGATGGAGAGATTAAAATGTCTGTTACACATAATCACGATTGTTTAAATTGTTAGTTATGAGAACAATAAAATGTGAAATGTGTGGTCATGAAAATCATGAATACAATTTTAAATGTGAAGGTTATGATTGTGGAATTCCTTTAGATTTAACAATAGAAATTAATTCATTTGGTTTGCCAGATATAATACAAAAACAATTATGAGAAAGTGTAATAAATGTGCAACTATAATACAAGAGAAAGCAAAGCAACTCTTTTGTTATAATTGCAAAGGGTACAAACTACCTTACGAAACTTATAAATTTTATTCTATATCAAATCAATTTAATAATAAATAATTATGGAACATACAGATAAAGAAATAGTTGACATTTTATTTAATGACTTTCCGAAAGTCGGAGAGCAAATATTAGAATATTTAGATAATCAAAATAAATAATTATGAAAGTAAACAGAGTATATAAAATAGTACGCCCAATGAGAAGATTTGGCAATTTAATAAAGGACATTATAAATCCAAGAGAGTCAAAATATGCTTGGTGTAGGTATCCTCTTTATGCCAAGACAAAGAAAGAAAAAGAAATCTATATGGCTACAATAATAGAACATTTAGATAATAGAATAATTATAAACCCAGAAATAGAAATTTAATACTATGACACATTTAGAAGATTTAAACAGAATTGAAATCAAACACCTTAGAGATACTGTTAATATGTTTGAAAACCAAATCACACACCTTACAAAACTACTCAAGACAATAAGAGAAGAGAACGAAACTCTTAAAGCAAAGAATGAATTGCATAGGCAAAAACTAGAAACAGAATACAGAAAGAGTAAAGTATGAAACTACTTACCTTTGAAATAAAAGAAGTAGGACAAGAAGTTTATACTAAACAATTCAATACGGACAGGTCAATTCAATACACCATTGAACAATACTCAAGGCATCGCCAAATTCAATACATGAATTTAATACCTATGAATTCAATATAAATTCAATACATAAATTTAATACATAAATTTAATAGTTTGTTTGTTTGCCCTCTGTAAATTTTACAGGGGGTTTTTTGTTCGATAACCTGCAAAGCTAAAAACAAATAAAGCAGTAAAGCAAATTAATATTGTTATTTAGAATTAATATAAATTATTAACTTTGTTCGTTAATTGTTTTGTCAGTTGGAATATTTATTTATATATTTGTCTAAACATTAAAACAAAAAACATGAAAAAAACCTATTCAGTAGATTTTGACATTTTAACACAACTTTATGAGGTTGTTGACGTTACCAAAATACACCCTCAACCATTAATTAAAACCTTTAAATATCATTCAAACGCTTATAAATTTGCTAAAACTTTAGGAGGTTTTGTAACATCACAAAACTCTTAATCATGAAAAAACTATTTAAAATATTATCCGAAATTTTCGCATTCTCTCTGTTCACTTTTGTTGTAGGGGTTTGCCTTATCTTATTAATTAACCTATTTATATAACTATGAAAACAAGAATTAAAAACCTGTTCGCTAAAATCATTTTAAGCGACTTATTTATAAAAGCATTTGTTTATATAAGTGCTTTTATTTTAACCTTATTATTAACCTTAGAAATATAAAACAATGAAAACAAAACAAACAAATTGGAATGACAAAGACATACAATTAAAAGACAATTCATTAAGTTTATTAAAATATACCTTACATTGTTTTGATTATGGAAAAATTCATGAAATACCAAGAGATGAAATAGAAATCTTAATATCTAAATTAGAACTAGATTTATATGGTTGGGGGTATTATACAAATAAATTAAAAAAAGAAAATAAAATATAAAACAATGAAAACAAAAACAATAGACATAAACGCTAAAGAATGGTTTGACAAAATTAACGGTAATTCCTATTTTTGCGGTACAATAACCCTTAATTATTTAATGCATAATGAGGAAACTTTTTTAATTCCGTTTCAATATGGTTACGGTTCACAATACGAAGACGAAGCGAAAGCAATATTAACAGAATTTAATAAAATAAGTTGTAACGGTTTTCAAGGTTTATACACTTATTGTAAAGACAATAATATTATTTATAGGCATAGTATAAAAAGAAACTCATTAAAAAGAGAATTAAAACAAATTGAAAAAGATTATAATAATAATTTAAATAAATAAACAAATGAAAACAAACAAAGAAACAATTAAAACGTATTTAGAACAAGAGAAAACACACGGACAAAGTGCCAACGTATTTTTTGAATATTCCCGTATTTATTCATACGGTTATCATTATTTATTAGGCAAATTTATTAATGATGATTTATTAATCATAAATGACACGGGATACAGTGCCACTACATCAAAGCATATACACTTATTAAGAAACACGGCAAACGAAATGAATATAACTAATTTTAGTACATCAAACGTTGATTTAATAAGCGTACAAAACGAAATTAAATACTTAGAGGATAAATTGCATAAGGCAAGAAAGCCAAAGATTTGGTATAATAAAATAAATTCTCTTTATAATAATTGGTATGATTTCACTAAAAAATATGGTGCCTTAAATATGCAAGGTGCATCTATTAATTTAGGTTTTCATAATAAATCAAATGACATTCAAAAAATAATGCTTAGAGTTGAGCAATATTACACGGCATTAACTTTAAATATGAGCTTATGAAAACAACAGAACAAAGAAAGTATTTTATTAATGACGTTATTAAGGCAGGTTATAACATAGAGCCGTTAACCTGCTTAAATTGTAATAGTCAAGAAGTTACATTTAATCAACATTTAAACGATGCTTATTGTTCAGAGTGTGGAACATGGCAAGACGAATAAATTAAATTATATAATTATGAATAAAAAACAATTAATAAGACAAATAAAATTTATTATTGATGGCGTTGAATTAAGTGAAAACCCTTTTTTTATAATAAACAAAATTAAAAATATAATAGAACAAGAAACGCAAACCGAATAAATTAATATCATGCACAGATTAGAATCAAACATAATGCACCATGTAAAGAAACAGAGAGAGCAAAGAAAACTAAAGCTATTAATATTAGGACAATTAAAAACAAATATAAGTTCATATAAAGTAAATAAATTATTAAGAATATATAATACTTTAAATTAAATTATATTAATCTTTTACC